TGCAACAGGCTGTTGGTGGTCGGGTAGTTCGGGAAGCCGACAACCTGAGACACGGTGGCCGTGCCTTGGGTCTGGACGACGATGCGCTGGTTGGCCGTCAGCGTGACGGTGGCGTTGCCTTGGGGTTGTACGGTCGAGTAGGCCATGATGTGTGTTCCTTGTTCGTTTGCGATGCGGGCCGGTGTTACCCGGCCCGCGCTCGATCAGGTCTGCGAGAACATGATGATGCCGGACATCTGCGGCTGCTTGTTGACCACGCCGTAGAGCGTGTCCATCCGGTACTTGGTCTTCATCGTGTTGATGTCGTACTGCTTCGTCATCACCAGCTCGATGCCCTGGTCGGTGGAAGCACGCATCACGGCAGCGCCTGCGTCGGTCGGCACAGCATAGCGGCCCGGCAGGATTTCGAGGGCGTCCTTCTGCCAGAACGGGTTCATGTTGCCGGCCACAGTGTTCAGGAACACGACAGGCGACGTCGCGGAAGGCGTCGGAATCGTCACGTTCTGATACTGGAACTCGGCGTCCGTGCCGCCCTGGCCGCTCACGATGGCGGGGGTGATCACCAGCGTGGTGCCGCCAGCGGGGACGCTGATGACACGGAAGGTCTTCAGCACGCCAGTGGACTGCTTGGTGATGTGATGCACAGCAAACACGCCGCCGATGGTGAACGAGTCACCCACGGCCACGTTGGCGCTGGACGACACCGTGATCGTCTGGAAGCGGTTGTCAACGTTGCTGGTCTCACCCGTGGCCGCCGTGGTGGTGGACTTGGGAACCCAGTAGTTACCGGCAGCCGCCAGCGTGGACACCTGGATGCCAGCACCGCCCGCGGCAGCGGCCTTGCGCACCGCGTAGTCCAGCTTGTACGTCTCGAACGACGCCACGCGGCCCACATAGGCGCGGCGCAGGGCGCTGTCGGAGATGTCGTTGCCGAATGAACGGGTGTTCTTGGCCAGGTCAGAGGCCATGCCGTTGTAGTCGCGAGTGGACAGAGCCAGGTAGCGGTCCGTGTCCATCACGCCCTGCTCGTTCATCACGGCTTCGATCTCAGCCACATCGTCAAAGCCAGAGGCCGCGGCGTTGCGCTTGACAACCAGAGAACCCTGCAGCGCGGCCACGTTCATGATGGCCACGTTGATGTCGGACGCCAGCTTCTGTTTGGCCGAATCGCCCAGACGCTGCTCTTGCAGAGCGTCGCGCAGTTCGGTGGCTGTCATGATCCAGGGCACGGAACGGCTGAAGCCGATGGTGGCCGGGACGGTCAACTGGGTGTAGTCGTCGAAGTTGTTCGACATATCGGTGCCGCTGTAGCTCACCGAGATGTAGGGCTGCGGACGCCAGATGACGTTGTTGGTGCGCTCCATCATCGTCTGATCCGTGTTGTAGATCGCGACGTTGCGAGACAGAACGAGGGCGTCCTGGAAACCTTCCAGGATGTTTTCGAACGCGATGCGCTCTTCTTTCGAGAATGCGTTGGCCATGATGGGCTCCGAGATGAGTGAGATATTGCGGACTGCTCCGCGCCTGCTTACTCACCCCGTTGGAGCCGGGCGGCCGCTCTGCGTCTTGTCACTGCCGATTTTGGGCTGGCGAAACCCGAATGGCGCCGAATGTACCACATCCGGCGCGGCGGTCAACGGGCTGTTTTTGCCCTCAGTTGCTGCTTGTACCGGATCACCTTGGTCATGTCCCCGGTGCGCGCCGCCTCCTCTCGCAGCCGGTCCAGTGTGCTGTCTGACGTACCGCTGACAGGCGCGGTGCCTGCCGGCAAACTGCGCTCAGGCGCGGGCGGCTTGGTGCGGGGGGTGACTTTCAACTGTGCCTCCAGTTTCGCAACGGCGAAGGCGAACTTCACCGGGTCAGTGATCGCGGCCAATTCCTTGGCCTTCTTCGGGTTCTTGCCCAGCGCGTAGACCACCAACGCGGGGTTCTCCGCGCCTTGCAGCACCACGCCCTGCTGTGTGACGTTCAGGGCCTGCTGCACAGTGTGCTCGGCGTCGTCGAAGTCGCGCACCTTCAGGTCGGCCTTGGCCTTGCCATAGCCGTCGAGCTTGGCCTGCCACGCCTTCTGTGCCTCCTCGGCCTGGCGCTTGGCCTCGAAGTCGGCCTTGTCAGCCTCCTCCTTGTTGCGATACCAGGACTCCAGCGCCGTCTCGTAGCGGTCGGTGTCGTAGTCGTGGTCTTCGAGCCTGGGTTTCGGCCCGACCACAGGCTTTGGCGCGGCCGGTGCGGCCTGTTCACGGGCCTCGTACTCACGCACCTTCTTCTGCAGTTCCCGGTGCTGCTTGCGCAGTTCGCGCACCCATTCAGGCGCACGCTCGGTTTCGTCAGGCGGTGGTGTCTCGTCGCCGATGCTGACCGTCACCTCGTCAGCGTCAGGCTGCGCGTCTGGTGTGGCCTCGGCCTCAGGCGCGGGGTCGGCCTGGGGCTCGTCTTGCTGCTCTTCCGCGCCGGTATCGGTCGCGTCTTGAACGTCATCGCCATCGTGGACTTCGGTGGTTCCATCGGGCTGAGTCACTTCGATCTTGATTCCCATTGCTTACCTTCTCTCGCGCATTACCGGCTGCGCGGTTGCCGCCTGACAGCGAATGCCGTCAATCATCCAGCATGGCGATGGCCAGAATCATGGCCACCTGAGCGTCCCGCTCCTCAACGATCATGCGAGCGAGCTCCATGTGCGCCTCAATCGAATCACGCGCCAGGTCGTCGGCGTATGAGAACCGAGACAGATCAATCTCAATGCGCTCCTGCTGCAGCACCAGGAACTGGCGTTGCGGTTCGGCTTGCGGCTTGGTCTTCGGTGCAGGCTTGCGAACGGCGGTCTGCGCCCGGGCGTTTGCCGCGGCCTTCTCGGCCTGCAGCGTGGCCAAGTATTCCTGAGCCACCCACGGGCTGTCGAAGAACTTGCCACCCACCACCCACATCGGGCGGCCTTGCTTGGACTTGCCAGACTGGCCGCCACCGCCTTGAACCTCGACAGGCGGAACCTGCTGGCCACCGAACAGCAGGCCAGCGAACAGTGCACCGCCGAGAAGCCCGTTTCTAAGCAGCATCGATGATCGGTGTGCCATTGCCCTGCGCGTCCGGGCTGAACGTGATGCGCGGCGTGACGCCATCCTGGGCTAGGTATCTCTGAGTGGCCGTGCCGAGACCTGATCGACCGCCGGCCAGCGCTGCCAGAACCACGCGCATGATCTCCTCTGCGGTCAGCGTCTCCATCGGCGTAGACCACACCTCAGCAGCAATGGTGGCCGGGCTGGCTCCGCCGCCTGCGCTGTTCAGCAGCTCGCCCATGCTGCCAGGCGTGTTGTAAGCACTAGCAAGAGACTCCCAGACAGCGGCTGACAGCGACTGCGGCGAAAGCTCGGTAAAGGGCGTGATGTTGCCCGACAGGTTGCCAGTGGCGCGTGGTGTTGCGCTGGCCGAGACTTGCACCATGGCGGCCCCGATGGCGTCAACGATGGCCCCGAGGGTGGCGTTGTTGACCGTGAACGAAAAGGACGTACTGCCAGACGCGGACAAGGCACCAGCCAGGTTGGCGGCCAGGTTGAACGTGATGGACGTGGAGCCGACCGCCGAGACGATGAGCTGACCAGCGGCGGGATTGACGGTCACCGTGACCGTGGTGTCGCCACTGATGTTGCGCCCCGCGGCAAGGTTCAGCGTGCCGGGCGTGACCGTCACCACCAGATTGGTGAACGACGACATCGCCCCCGGCTTGTAGGGCAAGGTCCATGACGATGGGGCGAGGTGCCCGCTGGGGATGCCCGCCAACTTGGACGGGATGCCCTGACCCACGGACTGGTTGCGCAGATCCGTGCGGCCCCACATCGGGCGCAGCGTGCCCACCGCGCCGCCGAGGTGGCGCAGCGGCATCTGAGCCAGCAATGTGGTGTTCTGCTTCAGCCCCACGCCATCTCCAGCGAGCCGTAGAAGTTGGTCGTCGCCGCCGTAGCCGCACCCGCGAAGTAGAGCCACACCAAGCACGCGCCGTCTTTGACCTGGGGCAGGCTCGGGATCTGGTTCAACAGGTCGCGCTCGCCCGCCACCGAGGCTGTCGTGATCGGCAAGGTCAGCAAGGGCCGCGCAAGGCACAGTGCCCCGGTGCCGGTGTTTGCAGCGGACATGGTGACCGAGGCCACGTTGGACACGCCTGTGTCGCCGGACGCCAGGGGCAGGAACGGCCCGTAGTTGTTCGCCGCCGTGCCGGAGTGGCTGATGTGGCCTGCAATCGCCGAGGCAGTCATGGCGACTGTGACCGGCAGCGCCCTGCCCGAAGTCGGCACCGTGTTGCTGTAGCTGAGCGCGATGTTTTGGGCCGTGGCACCCGCTGCGGCGGTCTGCACCCAGAACAGTCGGCACCCGGCCCCGTTGGTGTAGCGCAGGCTCGGCGTGCCCGTCAGCGTCTGAGCCACAGCACTGTTGTTGCTGATGCCGGGCCAGTAGCCTTGCAGGTCCACCAGCATCAGTTGTGCAGGCACGCCCGTGGCCACCGCCGTCACTGCCGAGACGTTCAGGATGTGCTTGGTGTCCGGGCTGACGTTGCCACCGTGCGGGATGCCGAAGATCTGCGTGCCGTTGCCCGTGGCCTCATCGCAAGTGCGCCACGCCAGCGCAGTGCCAGCCCAGGCGTTTGCGACAGGCGTTCCGCCCAGGGCGCTGAAGTCGTACCACCGGCCTGCGGTGTAGGCGGCAGCGCCTGTCAGCTTGTTCCAGTCGGCACGGCTGAACTTGCCGCTGGTCATCTCGTTGATCAGATCATCCATCGATGAGAAAGGCATGCTTTATCCCCAGACAAATTGCACCCACCCGAGCAGGGGGGTGTAGTTGGTTGTGTTCAACAGCGCGATCATGTTCAGATACGCGCCTTCCTTGATCTCAGGCACGTTGGCGTTCTGATTGAAGAACGTCTTTTCGGCTTGTGTGTTGGCCTCGAAGATCTGAATCTGCGCCAGCGGCTTGACCAGCACGAAGTTCACAAACCCACCCGCACCACCCAAGAAGGTGACGCTTTCAATCGACCGGATGCCCTTGTCGCCATCGGCCATGGGCGCGAACGGGCTCACCGCCGTGCTTACGATGCTGTTGCTGCCTGTGTTGCCGATCAGGCCAATGTTGCCCGATGCAGTGACCCCGAAGGTCACTATGCGACCCGCCACACCATTGCTGTTGGTGTAGTTGACCGTGCACTGCACCGAGTTTGCAGTCGGCGTTGCAATCACACACATCAACCTCACGCCATGGCCGTCTATGTATCTGGGCAGCGTGAGCGTGTTGTCCATCGCCTGCGGGTCGGCATCGTCGCCGTCAACCAGCGGGTAGAACATGAGGTAGTCGCACAGCATGAAGTGCGCCGGAACCCCAGCGCCCGCTGTGCCAATCGACATGGCGTGCAGGTACTTGGTCAGCCCGACTGGCGGCGTCGGCCCGGCGTAGATGCCCCGATTGCCCTCGCCGTAGACAGGTGTGGCCTGGAACTGTGAGCCGACGTAAGCCTGATAGACCGGGATGCCCGACCCCACCGAAGTGTCCACCCAGCGCCCGCCGACGTTGGGGCCTGTGGTCTTGTAGAAGAATGACTGCCAGGTGTTGCTGCCATCCGCAGCATCGCCCAGCACGCGAACGCTATTCAGCGACATCGGGTGTCACCTCTACATGCCAATCCACCGCGCCATCTGGGTGCTCCGGGCACTGTTGCACCTCGTTGTCCACAAGCTCAAGGCCTCGCAGACAGTGGGCGCAAAAGTACCGCAGGCTCACATCAGTCCACGGTGGCGGTCATTGCGCCGGCAGCGAACTGCGGCTGAATGCCGTTGCTGATCGACAATGAGCTGTTCAGCGCGTCATTGAGCAGCAGGTTGCCGGTGCCCGTGCTATCCGTGCCGATGCCGAAGTGCGTGGCCGTGGCGGTGCCCGCCGTACACTGACCGAACTGCACCAGCGCGGTGTTGGCGATGGTGCTGACCGTTCGCGTCCAGCCGCCTGCGGTGCGGTTCACGGCCACGCGGGCGTAGCCGGTGTAGCTGATCTCGTTGGTGCTCTGGTTGCCCGCCTCGCCGGGGTCTGCGCTGTGCAGCGAGATGTAGAACGATCCTGCCGTGGCGCTGTTCTGCAGGCCGGCCGCGTCTCCGATATTGGCCCAGTCGACATTCAGGAACAGCAGATCCAGGAAGGCCTGCTCGGCTGCGTTGGTCATGGACATGATGGTCCCTTTCAGTCTTCGTTGACAACCTCACCGGAGAACCCGGTTGAGGTCTTGGTGATCTGGATTTTCTTGCCGCCGCCACCCGTGGCAACGATGATCGGCTGCTGCGGCTTCAAATCCGCGACTTGCTTGGCCAAAGCCTCAACCATTGACTTGAGTTCGTCTAGGTCTTCGCTGACTTTATCATCGGACTCGTCGGACTCGGACTCTTCTTCGCTGTCGGATTCTTCCTCGGCCTGCTGCTGCTTGAGCGCCTTGGCCAGGGCCGCAAACTTCGCGGCGTTGTCCATCCGCATATTCTCAAGCTCCAGCTCGCGCTTGGCTGCCTCGAACGGATCAATCTGCGGTGCTGCCGGCTCGGGTGCAGGCTGCGGCTGCATTGCGCCTCCACCCTCGCCGCCGACCTTGGCCAGCGTTTCCATGGTCTTGGCCTGGGTCAGTTCGGCATCGGCCACGGTCGCCACCACATCGGCGCGGGCCTTCGCGGCCTTGGCCTGGGCCTCCTCTGCCGCCGCCTGCAGGAATACCGCATTCGGGTCGGGGTTGGCACCAGCCTGGGCCATCTGTGCGGCCTCCTCGTCGGTCGGCTTGATCACGCCCATTTGCACCAGCTGCTTGCGGAAGAACTCGCGGATGTCTCCCAGGCCTTCGCCTTCCATGTTCATCAGCGCCGCGGCCTGCAGAACGCGCTGGGCCTCGGGGTCTTGCGTCACTGATAGCATCTGCGTGAGTGCACGAACCGTTGCTGCACGCTTGCTGATCGAAGACGGGCCGACCTCGACAGACAGGTCGAACTCAGCCTCGCTCAGGTCGTTTTCGTGCTCAATCTCGCCGTCCTCGCTCATCACCGGACGCATCAGCTCAATGGTGCTCATCTGGCCTTGCGAACCGATGCCCTTCATCTTGCGGCCTGGCTCGGTGTAAATCTCGCGGGCCATGCCAAGCCAGATTTCGCCACCGCGGCGCACGCCCTGGCTGAAGTTGCTCATGTAGATGAACGTCTGCATGTCCAGGCGCTGCTGGACCATCTCCACGGCCTTGCCGCTGACGTTGGCGACGATCTTGTCGCCCTGCTCCTGGTTGCCCAGCACGTCGCGCATGTCCTGCTCGCTGATCTGCAGCAGTGCGGCCATGGCAGGCGGAATGTTCGGGCTCTTGGTGTAGCCCACCGGGCCGGCTGCCGTCTGGCTTCCGTCAGCACCCGTGATCGGGTTCAGCAGCAGGTACGGATAATCTCGCAGGTTGTCCTCGGACCACATGACCTGATGCCCTGCTATCTGCTCAGGCACCAGAATCGGCTTCTCCACGCTGGAAAGCGCGGAGATTTCGGCCAGCTTGCTGCGCTGCATGTTCGCCAGGCGCTGCGCGTCTTTCGCCAGCCTGACATGGCCAGCACAACGCTCGATGTTGTCCACGAACCAGCGGCGGCCGTAGACCGGCACGATTGGGATGTGCTTGCCGGCGATGTATCCGGCGTCGTCCAGCACCTTCGACGCGCTCAGGATGTACTTGCGCACCCGTTGGCGCTTGATGCGCTTCTGGCGCACCTCGACGCTGCCGATGGCCTCGAGCTGGGCCAGCATCTCGTCGTCCAGTTCGCTGTCGCGGTAACGCTCTTCCTCGCCGTCCAGGCTCTGGAAGATGCGCACCGTCTCCGGGACCATCTCAACCCGGTAATACTCAGCCACGTACACCACATCTGGTGTGGTCCAGTCGAACTCGTACTGGTGGATTTCCTTCGGCCACGAAGCCGGGTCGTCGTTGTACGTCTCTCGGTACGCATCAGGCGTCATGCTGGTCAGCACGAAGCAGCGTTTGGCGTCTGCCTTGTCCTGGCGCTTGGCCTGGAGGTCGAAGAAGACCGAGGAATCGGCGTCGAAGATCGGCTCAATCTTGATGCGCTGCCGTTCGTCCTCGTCGTCTTCCTCGTTCTCGTACACCGTGCGCAGGCGATACGCGCCGAAACCGCCGCCGATGGCCTCCTGGAATGCGTTGTCATACGCCTCATCGGCGCCGCTGTCCTGCTCGTCGGCGCGGTACAGGTCATCGCAAGTGTCGGCAAGCGGGTCGTATTCGTTGCCCTCTTTGGACACGAAGTCCACCGTCACGCGGTTAGCCCGGTACTCGCTGAAGATGCGCTGAACGGCCAGCGCGATCTTGTTGACCTCCATCTTCGGCTTGTTCTCGAACTGCGCACCAAGCGGGCCTTCCCACTGTGCGCCTGCGATGCTGTAGAACCGCCTATCCTGCAAGCACTGCAGGCGCTCATCCCGCAGAGCGCCCTGGATGTTGTCGAACTCGCGCATGGCCTCCGCGTGGACTCGGACCAGTCTTTGCTCTGTCGATTCTCTGGCCATCAGTGGCTCCGGGTATTGCGCATCGTGCGCGATTATGCTACGCGGGTGTGCGGAAGTCTATCGCCAGCGGTGGACGGTCGGAACCACCAATTTAGGATCATGTCCTGCCGGCCTCGTAGCCGCGGCACGCCTCATGCCCTCGCAAGCGTACCTCAGTGCGTCAATGACGTGATTGTGCTTGTCCTGCAGCACCGGCAGTATCTGGCCGGTCAGCGGATCGGTCTTGTATGAATAGTGCGTCAGTTCGTCAATCGTATGCAGGCACCGCGGGTGCACCACGATGTCGTAGGACTTCAGCCATTCGATGCCCTCCTCGACGCTGCGCGGGCCTTTCACGGCCGCTAGGATCTTGGGGAACCCGTGCTTGCGCATGTGGCTGATGGTCTCTGGCCTCGAGCTGTCGGCCACCATGGGCCATCTCTCGGCCTCTGGCACGGTCATGAACAGGTCAGGCGTGTTCATGATCTCGCAGCCCACCATATAGGCTTCGTGGTCGATGTAGAGCGTGCGGCCGACAACGTGGCAGCGCACCAGCACCGTCGGGTCGGTGGCGAAGCCCCAGTCGGCGCCCAGGCGGTGGATGGCGTCCTTCGGTGAGTCGAAGTCATCGACCTTCCAATTCTGGAACACGCGGGCCGTGCTGTTGCTGACGTAGCCGCCGCGCCAGACGTGCGCGTACTTGTCCGGGTCTCGGCCACGGTCGTATTCCATCTCGGCCCGCAGGACGTCAGGAAACCACGGGTTCTGGTCGAAGTTCACCTCGACCACAACGGCGTCAGGCGGCGGCTTCGGGCCGCGCAGCAGCTGGTCCACCGGGTCGGAGTCCTGGCTCGGGTTCCAGGTGAACCACAGTTCTGAGTCCGGCTTGCGGATCGTCGGCCGCAGCAGGTCCAGGCTGCG